TTGATCGACGGAATCAGATTTTCGAAACCAAAAACCAGACTATCCCGAACATGGGAGTTCATCAACTGCCGCGTGCGAGACAACTGATCTGGAGTTAGATCCGGTCGATTGGACAGCACATTACGTGTCCATTCGTCGTGAATCATGTCACTCCAGCGAGCCCGGTACAGATCTGACAGCGCCAAGTGCATTAATAAGTCGCGTAACGGTGCCGGATAGAGTACGCAGGCGTCATAGACGACGGTGAAGTGCGAACTCATCCGATCAGTATCCCATGCCAAGAGATTGAGCCTGTTCGGCCAAATCATCTAGAGCCTTGCGGCGTTCTGTATCAATGCGCTTCTTGTAAGCGATCACCTCTTGATAGCGCACACGTCGATGTGTACCGATTTTGTGAAATGGGATGTCGCCTTTTTCAAGCAGCTGAACAAGGAACGGACGAGAGACGTTGAGTACATCCGCCGCTTCCTGAGTCGTCAGTTCGGCGTGGATCGGGATGATGGACACCGCATTACCCTGACCAATTTCGGTCAGCACTTCCAGCAGCAGGCGCAAAGCCGAAGTGGGGATGCGAACGGCTCGCACTGCCCCCTTGTCGTCGTGAAAGTCAATTTGTTGCGCCTCGGCACGGGTCAGAAGAACGGTCGACAGTGCGCGACCCGATTCCCGTGCAAGTGCGACGTCCTCTGCGGATGGCAGTGTTTTGAGAATAGCGGGAGCGTTCATAAAGGTTTCCTCCTTGGGTCGAAATTCAGCTTGCGTTCATTATAAACGAAATAAGCGAAATCGCAATAACCGAAACAAAGCGTGCAAACCAATATAAATCAATAAGTTATCAATAAAGCAAGACACTTCATGTGTGCGATGCTGAGCAGTAAAAGCCGAAAATCCACTCGCACAAACCCAAGACATGGAGGGATTAAATACGTACTCCCATCAACGAAAGGAGTATTTATGCTGCAAACATCGTCCACCCGTCGCGCTGCAAGTGCATCAGCGACGATCTCAACGGCCCCGCACGAACGTCGTGTACTGACCGAAACCGAACTCGCCAATCGCTGGGGAATTAGCCCAAAAACCCTTCAGCGCTGGAGAACGGAAGGTCGCGGTCCTCACTACATGAAGTTGTCAAAACGGGTCACCTATCCATTGGATGTGGTTACCGAGTATGAGCGCCATGCCTTGCATGCCTCGACATCGCAAAGTCTCGGTTAAGGAGAAATATATGGAAACAAGGATTATTCCAGAAGGCTTTTTCGAGTTCGATCCCCTGTCAAAAATGACCATCGTCAATAAAGGTGTGGCCGAAATCGCGAACCTTCCAGGGGCAGATTTGCAAGAACTACACACTGGGCTGCAAACCATGCAGCGTCAGATTAAAGCGGCTCTGGACCAGATCAATGCTGCACTCGATCAACGTTATGGCGACCAAACAGCCGCCATTCGTCGCGAGAGAGGCAAGGATTTCGGTGTCTGCCATCTGTCCGATGGCCCACTGCAAATTACTGTCGATCTGCCAAAACGTGTCGTATGGGATCAGGAAAAGCTCGCCGCCATTGCCACCCGTATTGCAGCTGCCGGTGAGAACGTCAACGACTTCATCGATATCGACTATTCAATTTCCGAGTCCCGATACACCAACTGGCCATCCACGCTGAAAGAACAGTTTTCCGATGCCCGTACCGTCAAACCCGGCAAGGCCAGCTATCGCCTCGCCCTCGTTAAGGAGAATCAACAATGAGCACCCCAACCGTACACCAAACCCTGCAAAAGAAAATTGGCTCCCTCTATGGCGACAGCCTGCCGACCACGATCAAATTTCAAGATCGTCTTGGCAACACCATGGAAAAACAGCTTCCCGATGCCACGCTGGACGAAATCGCATTTTCCATTCAGTTACTGCAAACGGAAAGCTCGGCCATCCTTGCGCGGCGCAGTTCGCTGGAACGGCTCTACAACCTGGCTCGTGAGCATGCTTGCTTCGGTTCTGACACGGTCAAGCAGATCGCTCTGGAGGTGACAAAATGAGCCAAGTCGTTGCTTTCGATTTTGAGTCTAATAACGTGCGTGTCGTCCTAGGTAAAGAGGGCGAACCCATGTTCGTCGCCGCCGATCTCCTCTCCACCTTGAGTTTAGATCGCAAGGCGCTGGAACGACTGGATGACGATGAAAAGGGTGTGAGTTCAATTCACACCCTTGGTGGCACACAGGAGATGACGGTGGTAAACGAGTCCGGTTTGTTCAACCTGGTACTCGGTAGCCGCAAACCTGAAGCCAAACGTTTCAAACGCTGGGTAACCCACGACGTGTTGCCGTCAATCCGCAAAACAGGCAGTTATGCCATTTCCGGCTCGGTTGCCGCCTTGCCCACACCAGCCCAAGATCGCGTCAATGCCATTTTGATGATCGGAGAAGCGATCGCCAAGGTTCCCGGTGTTAAACCCGGCATTGCCATGGCGGCCACGCTGACCTGTATTCAGGACAACACAGGCCTTGTCGTTGAGCAACTGCGGCGCGCCTTGCCCGTGGCCAGCGAACCAATCTGCTGTCTCAATCCAACGCAACTTGGTGAGCGTATCGGCTTGTCGGCGCGCAGCATGAATTTGCGGCTTCAAACACACGGCTTTCAGTTTAAGAATGACCGTGATGAGTGGGAGCTAACCGAGGCAGGTCAGGCGTGGGCGGAGGCACTACCTTATTCCCGTCACGGGCATTCCGGCTACCAGCTTCTCTGGAATCCAAAGGTGAGTGATGTGATCAGGGAGGCTGCGTAATGAGCCTACCTATCATCTCTGCCGAACAACGCCGCGCAGAAAAGCGTGGTGTGAAAATGGCCTTGCTCGGCAAGAGTGGGCTTGGCAAAACCTCCCAACTCAAAACACTGGGCATCGACAACACGCTGTTCATTGATCTGGAAGCGGGCGATCTGGCTGTTGCCGACTGGTCGGGTGACACCATCCGTCCGCGCACCTGGCCCGAGTTTCGCGATCTGGCGGTGTTTCTGGCTGGCCCCAATCCGGCACTGCCCGCCGAGTTGCCCTTCTCGCAGGCACACTTCGATCACGTGTGTCAGCAGTACGGTGACCCGGCCAGTCTGGCCAAGTATCAGACCTATTTCTGCGACTCGATCACCGCCCTGTCACGCCTGTGCTTCACCTGGGCCAAGAGCCAGCCTGCGGCGATTTCGGAGCGCTCCGGCAAGCCGGACAGCCGGGGTGCCTACGGCTTGCTCGGACAGGAAATGATCACCGCACTCACTCACCTGCAGCACGCACGCGGCAAAAACGTGGTGTTCGTCGCCATCCTCGACGAGAAGATCGACGACTTCAACCGCAAGGTGTACGTGCCGCAGATCGAGGGTTCCAAGACCTCACTCGAACTGCCCGGCATCGTCGATGAGGTCGTGACGCTTGCCGAACTCAAAGCTGATGACGGCAGCAGTTATCGCGCCTTCGTCTGCCACACGCTCAATCCATGGGGCTTCCCTGCCAAGGACCGGTCTGGCCGCCTGTCCATGCAGGAAGAACCGCATCTCGGACGACTGATCGCCAAGTGCGCAGCCGCCACCACACCTCAATCTGACAAGGAGTAAGCCATGAACTGGAATGATTTTAACGATGCCGAACAACAAACCTCATTTGACCTGATCCCGAAAGGGACGCTGGCCAAGGTGCGCATGACGCTTAAGCCCGGTGGTCACGACGATGCATCGAAAGGATGGACGGATGGCTATGCCTCCGAGAGTTTCGATACCGGCTCGATCTATCTGGCCGCCGAATTCGTCGTGCTCGAAGGCGATTACGCAAAGCGCAAGCTGTGGAGCAACATCGGCCTGCATTCCGCCAAGGGCGATGCGTGGGCCAACATGGGGCGCACTTTCATTCGTGCGCTGCTCAATTCAGCCTACGGTGTGCAGCCTGCCGACCAATCACCGGAAGCACAGAAAGCCCGCCGCATTGCCAGCTTCGCCGCCCTCGACGGTATCGAGTTCGTCGCACGCATCGATGTCGAAAAGGATGCCAAGGGCGAGAACCGCAACATTGTCAAACAGGCCATCGAACCCGATCACAAGGATTACGCCCGTCTGATGGGAATGACGCCGAAGATCGGCAACCCATCCCAAGGTGGACATTCCGGCTCACCCGCACAACCTGCTCCGCAACGCCCTGCCGCAACCGGCAAACCGGCGTGGGCGCAGTAAGGAGGGAGCGTGAAATGCTGGATTTGTTCACGAGAGGCGCGTGGCTTTGGGATCACCGACACGCGCTATGCCATCGGCGATGCAAGACGCTATCCGGTGCGATGGGTGTTCTGTTCAAAGCGCTGTCAGGACGCATTTCATCGGTTCTACAGCGTACGCGTCGAGGCAGAACGCAAGGACGAGGAGCTGCCCATGATTGATGCGACCGAATTCGAGCAAGCTGCCATTCGCGGATGCCTCAAGGCGTTCGGCAGTGCAGCGGGCGAAATTGGTTACGCCAAACCGCTGTGCGACTACACCGAAGCGGAAGCCTTGCGGGTGATTGATGCCATCGTCACTTGCTTCGTCAATGCGATGGCTGATCGCTACGGTTCAACCGGCTTCAACTTCCCACCCGTTCGCGGGTTGGCTGAAGTGGTGCAGGACCCGTTCAGCGATCTCAAAAATGACCTGCCGTGGGAAGAAGGTAGTGCACAGAAAGGCGGTGCGTGATGCTGGATTTCAATCACCGCCCCAAGTTGCACGACCTGATCACGGCGCACATTGATGTTGCACTGGTGGCAGAACGTGCAGAGCAAACTCGTCGCACTTACCTCGGAGCCTCCCGCTTAGGCGTGGCGTGTGACCGCGCGTTGCAGTACGAGTTTGCCGGAGCCCCTGCTGATCCAGGTCGTGATTTTGATGGGCGCGTGCTGCGCATCTTCGAGGTTGGGCATGTGCTGGAAGATATGGCAATTCGCTGGCTGCGTTTGGCCGGATTCGACCTGCATACCCGCACGCGCTCTGGCGGCCAGTTCGGCTTCTCTGTCTGCGACGGTCTGATCCAAGGTCATGTGGACGGCATTGTCATGGGCGCACCTGCTGATCTGGGCTGCACCTTCCCGATGCTGTGGGAGTGCAAAACCATGAATGCGCAGAACTGGCGGGATTGCGTGAAGCGCGGCGTGAC